TTTTTTCTTGGCGCAGTTAATTTTTAATTATATTGCGACACTGTTGTTTTGCAACATCTTCGTGAGCATCAAGCTTATCAACGATGATGTCTAACGTATCTTTAATTTCTTTTATATCTGCGCTTTGTTGCGCATTCTCATCGTGCAAGTCTTTCGTGTTTTTGGAGAAAAATCCTTTAATGAAATCACGACCTGCTTTTGAGCAAATTGTTAATAAAGAAATTACAGATAAAATACAACCAATGATGGCCGCAATGTCCTTTATTACTTCCATACACCATTTCCTCACCAAACTTCTTCCAAGAATAAGTGGAGAATAACGTACGGATATTTCATTAATCTGGTGAGTGATTGCGGTATACTATATCGTTATGGAATTTTGTCTTCACCAAAAAACGTGGATGAGTTAAATCTGTATAGGAGTTAATATTATCTAACTCCCAATATGGAATACAATAAAGTTTAATGTCATGTGCCAAGCAGTAGCTAGCTTTGCGGCGATCCCTTTCTTGAGATTTTTTAAACTCCGTTTTTGTTTTATGAAAATGTGGGGTAAAAACGTAGTGCTGTTGACCCTGAAACTCAAAAGCGATTTTGCGCCTTGGTAAATAAAAATCAAAACGATAAGTACCTTGGCGCAAATCTTTAAAAGTATATTCGCGTTCATATTTTATATGTTCTTTATTTAAAATCTCTACGATTTTAGATTCACCAATTGAACTCATTCTCCAAAAATCCTATACCAATCAGTATCCTTCGGAGTAAGATCTGGTCGCCACTGCACAAATCTTGGATGCCGAATACCACCAGTTTCATGGATTTGCATTCCAGTAATTTCCATAACTCTACCCTTATAATCCTGCCAATTCGCAAGCACTTCATCTGGCATTCCACTAAGCGATCCAATCTGCACAATTTTATCATCTTTGCGCACACCAATAATTAGGCTGCCCGCCCACTCATGCCAATATGTTTTTGTAACTGGTTCGATCAACTCTCCATCACTATACCGCTTATAAAATTCTCCATAAATTCTTTCGTAGTTGTCCATGCGCTGCCAATACTTCCAGGTTTCAATAGACTTCCCAGTATATTCGCGCTTAGGAGGGTTCGCGCCAAGTACGATTACATCAAGTGTTTCTTGAAGTTCTTTTTTTACTTTAAAAGTCTGCCGCGCCGGACGCTTTCCAGGCTGATAACAAGTACCTTTCTTGGTAATTACAATACCTTCGCCGCCTTGTGCGAGAATATTCTGTAGACGTTCCCAAAGTTCTTCACCTTCAAAATACTGCGCCCACTCAATACACTCATCGCTATACGCGCGCCAGCACTTTATAAGTTCATCCACTCTGTCTTCGATTGCATCATTTACAAAAGAATGTCCATCAAAAGCAAGTACGTCAAAAATATAGTAATGGAGGTTACCAATTACATTCTCCTGACGATATATAGCCTTCCCAGCTGTACATCCCATAACTGTAGTTACATTATTAGACCCTTCATGTCCAGGAACATAAATTTCTCCAAGAAAACAAGTTCCATTTGGAAGCTCATTAAAGAAGCGATGAAGCTGCGGCACCCAATCAAACTTATTAAGATAGTCACCACCTACACCTTTATTGCGGCCAAGCAGTTCCATATTGCCATCTTCATCTTTGATAAATTTGTAGAAGGCTCCATCCATCTTCCGCGCGCCAAGATATTCTCCACTGAAGATAGCATCTCGCACCGTATCCTTTTTTCTATCATGATCCCAGGATGCTGGCGGCGTCCAATAACGCTGCGGTTCAAGTTCATGGAAGTTAACACCATCGATAAATCCGTTCATATTTCACCTCTTTATTTTTCTATTAAAAGTATAGCATAATTTTAATGCGAACTCAAATTTTGCCAAATCGCTAAATTTATGGTATAATAAATTCGAAATTGAAAAGGAGAATTTAATATATAGGGGAAGGAGAGATGGATTATTTAGGGTATATAATAGCGGCAGCTTCTATAGTAATATTTCTTTGGATTTGGCTAAGAGAGAAAGCTAAATTTAAGAAGAAATGGAAAGGTGAAGCTGAAGAAGAATTCCAAAAAGAATTTAAGAGTGAAGTGGCTAAACTTGGAAATATACGCCATGAAATAGAAGAAAAACAAACTTTTAATGAGTCACTTCACAAAATAAGAAAAGAAGAATTAGATAGGGCGCTTCAGCTTGAAGAAGAAAAAGAGCGGGCGCGCATTCAATATGAAATAGAAGAATGGGCAAAATCAGCGCAAGAAGCAGCATCCAACAAGTTCAAAATGGATGAAGAAGAATATACCGATGCATTAGAAGCATACGAAGGTATTATTTCTAGGTATAAAGAAAGCGAAGCTCATTGGAAAGAAATAAGTCAAGCTGTTAACGAACAAATTCGTCGACTTACTATGGAAGCAGAAGAACGCGATTTTTACCGCATTCAACTCGATGAGGATGCTAAAGCAGATATCGATCTTATTAATTCTATTAGAGAAAAAATTAAAAAGCCTGATTTACTTAATAAACTTCTCTATACTAATTATATAGATAAACCTGTAAAAGAAATGGTAAAACGGGTTTTAGGCAATAGAAATCCTAGCGGCATCTACAAAGTGACTAATATAAAGACAAACCAAGCTTATATTGGTAAAAGCACTACAATTGCTACACGTTGGCAAAATCATGTAAAGAGTGCTTGTGGCTTAGAAGGAGTAGCTGATTCAATGTTCCAGCGCGCCTTAAAGAAAGAGGGTGTTGATGCATTTTCTTGGGAAATTTTGGAAGAAACATCAAAAGAAAATTTGACAACGCGAGAAAAATATTATATAAATCTTTTTGATACTAAAAGCGTTGGCTATAATATGAGGGAAGGTTAATGGAACTATCAAGATTACAGACAGAAATTTTAGAGGCACCATATAGTAAAGTTGTAGTGACATCCGCGGCGGGTAGTGGTAAAACGAGATTATTAACGGAAAAAGTCAGACAGATACTGCGCGCCGGCTATGATCCACATGGAATTGCAGTAATTACTTTTACGAACATGGCGGCCGCGGAGTTGAAAGGAAGATTAGGCGATGACTATAAAGACGGGTTGTTTATCGGAACCATCCATGGTCTAGCTAACTACATGTTAAGTGCGGGCGGCATTAATACACAAAAAGTATTAGACGAAGAAGAGTTTGATAAACTCTTTAGCATGATAGTAAAAAATCCACATGTAGTTAAACATCTGGATTGGATTTTACTAGATGAAGCACAAGATTCAGACCCCGCGCAATTTAAGTTTTTGTTTGAGATGATAAATCCTGAGTACTTTTTTGTAGTTTGTGATATCAAGCAATCCATATACCGCTGGCGTGGTGCCTCTCCTGCTTCGGTAATGAGGCTTAGTCGGCGGCCGGACGTACAAACTTTCGATATGAATGAGAATTATAGAAATGATTCGAATATATTGGCTTATGCGAAAAGCTTGATTTTGCCGACTGGTGAGTATGATACGTCTGTTTCTATGACTAATGAGCGCGGAAGCGTTATCGAAATGGGTTTTGATGTTAATGGAATTTGTGAAAAAATTTTGATGTCGCATCAACCGTTCGGAAGTTGGGCGATATTAACGCGCACGAACCAGGAGATTTCTAGCTTTACTAATGCATTGCGAAGATATGCCATTCCATTTGATACGTTCAAACAAGGTGATTTATCCAAGGAAGAATTAAATGAAAAGATGGAACAGGATACAGTGAAGCTATTGACCGTACATAGCGCGAAGGGCTTAGAGTGGGATAACGTGGTCGCGCTCGGTATGCGGTACTATAACGTAGAAGAACGATGTATTTGCTATGTGGCCGCCACGAGAGCCAGGCATCAATTAATATGGATAAAAAGAACATATAAGAAAAAGAGGGCTTAAATGCCCTCTTTCTTATTTACCTGGAGCAATGGTAGCAGCACCATCACCAGTTACAATTAAATCGTGAGCATTCGAAACTGACACATCACCACTAGTATTTATCCAATTGAAACTACTTGATAATTTTAATGTTGCTACACCACTATATAAAACAACTTGTAATTTATAAGCGGAATCGTTTAGATATAATGTAATTTCACTTACAAGCTGATCATTTTGAACAAACACGCCTGAAATATCTTCGTCATTTACGGAACAAATAACATTGACCTCACATACCTCAAAGGTTCCTTCCTTAGGATCTTTTAATGTTTTAACCTCTACTGTGTGTGTATCTCCATCTTGGCAGAAAATAAATGTTGAACCGTTAGCTTCAGAATAAATAGTAAATGGGTAATCAGTAAAATCTCCATCAATAGCGCCGTACTCGACAACCTCGTTCTCACTATATTTAGTGCATGTATAGTCTACACCATCATACGTAACAATAACTTCATCATCTTCGAATCCTTCACTAATTAATGTTGCAACATATATTTGATATTCCGGATTATATTCCCCAGTAAATTCTTGTTCCTCAACTCTGGTAATATACTCTGGTTCCGGTGGCGTCGGTTGGGGGGTATCTCCTTTAAGTTCTTCCAGCAAACTGCGCAGCACTGCCGGGTTGGAGTTATTGGGAGTGTGCATTACATAATTGATAATGTCTTGAATTTCCATATGGGGATCTCCTTGCGCACCTGCGCGGTATTAGGTTTGTGAATTATATGTAAGTTTAAGCGTACAATCGCCATTTATTTCTACATGACCATGTGACATAGTAGCATCACCAGAAATAATAGTTACATTAGGGATTGTTTCTTCTTCCTCATTTTGAAAAGATGATACGAGTACACCACCTTCAGAGGCTGGTACATAACAAACGGTTTCATCTTCATAATACATCGTAACAGCACCAGTTACGGTTATTATGTCATAGTACTCGTCAGTAATATGTGCATTTACGAAAAATGTTATGTTTACCCAATAAGGGAGAACACCGTCATCATCCGTGACAAACTGCACCTTCCAAGTGTCCATACCATCGTGTGTACTGCCGCCGCCTCCACCACCGCTTCCGGTGTTGGGATCTGGTTGAGAGATAATGTTCAGTTCGTCAATTCCGATTGTTGCGTCTCGAATTTCTTTTGCGGCTTTCTTAGCGGTAGATCCAGCTGTGCCTATAGCGTCACTATAGTTTGTTGCATATTTCTTAGCTTTAGTGAACACCGATGCACCAGTGAGTCTTGCGAAGAACTGATTTACTACATTAAGCAAAGCAACAAACTTGTCGATAAGAAAATCATTATTGGCCTCCTTGATAGAGTTCTCTGTATTCATCTGGGTGCTGTTGGGAAAACGCAAATCTTTCCGATGCACTCATTTTTCTGAACGCCTCCAGAGTCATGACCTGTGAAGTCTCACTGTCTCCATTCGGTCTGGGCGTTCCCTTAAGGATGTCTGCTCGGATACGTTTCTCAGCAGATTCCATGTACTTACGTTGATTCTCAATGACCTTCTGCAGATTACCGTCAGCTGCGGCCTCTGCGGTTTCCCTAGCCAAAGTCTCATCGTAGCCAATGGCTAACAGCTGGGCTTGTGTTGTGGAAATCGCTTGATTACGCTTAAGGGTCGCATTCTCCTGCTGAAGCTGTTCGAGGATCTCCTGCTGTTGTAGTTTCTGCTGTTCCTCGGCAGACATCTTCTCTCGAAGTTCTTTCTTCTTGGACGCAAGTTCAGAAGCAGTTTGGTCATACTGTGCTTTACTGACATATCCCGACATATCGGGAGTTTCCAGTTCAAGACTTTCGAGTGCTTTGATTTTTTCTTCTGCCGACATGGCATCGTATCCATCGATTCTAGAGGTGTCAATTTTCATAAAAATCTCCTTGCCTTTTAAGGTCTTCTGTGACCATGTTTGCGATTAGGGTCTTCTCTGACCGTGTTTGCGTTTTTACGACTTCTCTGTCGAAATTGAATCTAAACCTCCCACTAAGGTGTGGGCAACCTATATAAATATGCGACAAAGCACATACCTATTCGCCAATCATTCGAGACGAAAAGGTACTCCAATTATCAGCGGCTTGATAAGTTGCTAACGATCCACTAGGAACATAGATCGGTACATCAGACGGAATGTCTGAAAAAGCGGTTGTGCTTGAAAGCGTTGGTGGTGATGTAGGCTTAACATGAATGGAAGTGACCGCAAAGCCGCTAGCATACGCACCCGATCCAATACTTGTAACGCTTTGTGGTATTATAATCGAAGTCAGATATGTACACCCAGAAAAAGCATTATTCCCAATAGTAGTAGTGCTAGTATTTGAAAATGTAATATCTTCCAGTTGCGAACATCCATTGAATGCATTTGTTCCTATGTTTGACGCAGGGGTAACAGCAGTCTTTAGGCTATAACATCCTTGACATACATTTGTAAAATTCGTAATTCCCGATGGTACAGTCAAAGAACGCAGACTGCGGCAATCTTGAAGTGCGTTTGATCCGATACTCGTTATGCTCGATGGTACCGCTAACATCTCCAAGTCATAGTTGTATTGAAACGAATAATTCCCACCAATTCCAGTCATATTTAAGGGCAAGGTTATTGTTTTTATTGCTCTATTCCCTTACTTTCTCTCTTTAACCGCGTCCTCTTTCTTCTCATTGATGCTCAATCTGTTGTAAATCGCCAGCGAACAATCATTGTTCAAGTAAGACTCACAGTTATACCTCATCATATTAATCACAGTCGCATCACCGCCGGTAAATTCCACCATGTAGCCGCCGATGTTGTCGGCACCCACGTTGATAACCCGCAGATTCTTGGTGTTCTCAGCCACCACCAGCGAGCGCACACCGTATGCAAAGCTGTTGTAGTAAAGCACATCCTCACAGTTTTCAGCGATGAAATACTTGGTGTAGGAGATTTTTTATTTCAGCAAAAGTGTGAAAAACGCATAAACGATATGATGAGCGGCGGAACAACAGTTTTAATTGTGTCGCATTCAATCGAGCAAATAGAGAGGCTTTGCGATAGGGTTGTATGGCTTGATCATGGAAAAGTAAAAATGATTGGAGCTACAAGCGAAGTTTGTGAAGAATATAAGAAAATGTAGGTGTTAGCTATATGTTTAAATATAATGAAGAGATAAGTTTTGGCGAGAATACAAGTCACGGCAAATTGTTACAATATATTAATCACGGAGATAGTATTCTTGAATTTGGTTGTGCAAAAGGCGTATTTTCAAAATATGTAAAAGAACATTTAAGTTGTACTGTATATGGCATTGAAATAAATAAAGATGCATATTGTGAAGCAAAACAGTATTTAGATTATGGCATTTGCTGTGATATTGAAGCGCATGAGTGGGAATCTGAAATTGGTGATATAAAATTTGATGTGATAATGTTTGCAGATGTGCTCGAGCATTTGAAAGATCCTGTAAAAGCTTTAACTAATTCGTTAAATTTTTTAAAAGAAGATGGAAAAATTCTTTTTTCAATTCCTAATATTGCACATTGTGATATTATACTTAAGCTGTGGAATAATAGATTTGATTATTCCGATGTCGGGCTTTTGGACAACACTCATATTCATTTTTGGGGCGGAGAGAATTTAACCGATTTATGTGATTCCTGTGGATTGTTTTTATCAGTCCTTGACGGCACAACTGCACCCATTCATGGTACTGAACAGCGAATTGATAGTAAGGAATTTGAAAATATTGATATAAGTGCAATTTCTTCAAAGCTATATGGTAATATATATCAATTTATCTGCATGGCGTTTAAAAAGGAATATGCAGAAAAAAACAAGTTGTCCCTTTGCAATAAGATCCAGCAATGCGATTCAAAAACCGACAACGTTAACTTTCTTAAGGTGTATTTCGATTTAGGAACAGGATATTCGGAGGAAAATAGCGATTCAATAAATATACATGGAACTGTTTTCAAAACAGGCAGAATCTCTGTTCCAACTAATTGTAAAAAAATTCGAATTGACCCTATTGAGGGGAAATTTATTTATCTTAACAATCTTGTTATTTGTGGCAGTGAAGGCATGTTGGATATTGAAACGACTAA